AAACGTTCTGGCTTCGGTGTGCTTGTTTTCCATTTCGAGATTGAACCGTTAGAGAATCCTAATTCTTTTTCTAAATTCCCTTGTGATATTCCTTCCTTTCGTCTTAAAAATTCAATTCTTTCATACATATTCATATTTTCTAGCACCTTTACTGAAATATTTCTGTAAAATAGGGTTGACAAACAGAAAGTATTCTGTATAATAAAAAACAGATACAGAAAACTTTCGGTAAAATATTTTACAGAAAATAATAAGATTATTATTTACACAACATTGATATTTTAGAATATTTTCTGTAGAAAGTCAAGTATTTTACTGAATGTTTTCTGTAATCAGAAAGGAGATGATAATTTGATTTACGACACAATCAAGGCACTTTGCAAGAAGAGAGGACTAAGCGTTACTTCCGTCGAGAAAGAAGCAGGATTGAGTAACGGAGCAATCAGTAAGTGGAACGATTCTAGTCCTACCGTAGATAAGCTTAATGCGGTAGCTAAAGTCTTGAATGTAAAAGTTGATTGCCTGCTTAGACAGAAAGGAGAAGAATGAACAATTTACAGATTTTTAGCAATAATGAGTTTGGAGAAATCAGAACCGTCGAAATTGACGGAAATCCTTATTTCGTTGCAAACGATGTAGCAAACGCGTTAGGTTATTCAAATCCACGCAAGGCAATTATTGACCATTGCAAGGGAGTAACGAAACGTGACACCCCTACATCTAGTGGGGTTCAGTCAATGTCATACATAAATGAGGGAGATTTATACCGGCTTATCATGAAGTCGAAACTTCCAAGCGCAGAAAAATTTGAGAAGTGGGTTATGGAAGATATTCTTCCGTCTATCCGAAAGAATGGCGGTTACATAGTTGGGCAGGAAACCTTATCAGATGACGAATTGCTTTCAAAGGCATTGATGGTTGCGCAGAGGAAGATTGATGAAAAGAATAAACTGATTGCAATACAGGATTCTAGGATACGGGAAATGCGACCAAAAGAGATTTTCGCTGATGCGGTATCAACAAGCCACACATCAATCCTCATTGGAGATTTGGCAAAGCTGATTTGTCAGAACGGCTATCAGATAGGTCAGAAGCGGTTGTTTGAGTGGCTGAGAGAGAATAATTTCCTTATTAAAAACGGTGCTTCAAGGAATATGCCAATGCAGAGATATGTTGAACAGGGATTGTTTGAGGTCAAGGAAAGTAGCGTACAGAACCCGGATGGCAGCGTAAGAATCACGAGAACGACAAAGGTTACAGGAAAAGGACAAATTTATTTTGTAAACAAATTTATTGAAAGGAGTAGCCATGAGCGAACAGAAGAAAATTAAACAGCTTGAAGAGGAAAATCGGAGATTAAAGGACGCAATCGGGGCATTAACGGAAGCAGTAAACGTATTTACGCAATCCGTAGAAAGCATTGGAATTTGCGATGCAAGTAAGAAAGTAGATACACATTTAGAAAAGGCACAGAGTACGTCCGAACAGGTAATCCAAACAGTGTTAAATCAATTTGGTGTAAAACATAGCATCAATGGTTATTTATATCTTGTGTCAGCGGTCAAAAGATGTCTTATGGACAGAAAAAAACTCAACAACGTTGTGAAAGGATTGTATACGGAGATTGCAGAAGAGTACGAGACAACCACTATGCGAGTAGAACGTGCTATAAGGCATGCGATTGAAAGTTCATGGGAAAGAGGAAATATGAATGTGATAAACAATGTGTTTGGCTACACTGTCTTAGCGGCAAAAGGAAAACCAACAAACACTGAATTTATCGCACTGCTTACGGATTTTATTTCCTTGCATTATAAGGAACTTGAAAATGAAACATATAACTTTGGCGATTAGATAAGAGGAGGGTAAGCAGTAAATGAACAGTTCGGATTTAAACGATGCAGACATCACAATGATTAAATGTCTCAAAAAAGCCGGATTAGCTATTGAGCTGAATGACGGAAGAATTACAGGAATGATTGCGGAACCACCAGAGGAAATCAAAGTAATGGGATTTATGGGAAACGGAGGGAAAGAGTGAAGATAGGAAAGAAGAAACTTATAGCAACTATGCTGCTAATGCTTCTGTTCTCGGTATTGTGTGGAAATTCTGCAAAAGCAGATGTACATAGCATTGATCCGTATGGAGAACCAACAATGATTCGGGCAACCTGTTATACATGGACAGGGCAACCGTGTGCGAATGGTCAATATCCGGTGGAGGGATTATCAGTCGCAGGAAAAGAAGAATGGCTTGGCAAAACGATCATTATGTATGCGGTTGGAGATGATGGCGAAGTAGGAGATTTGATCGGATACTTTCAATTCACAGATACCGGTTACGGAATCAGCGTACCGGAATCAGAAAAAGGCACAATTCAGCTTGGACGCAGCATAGATGTGTATCGGGATAATGAGAACGGCGTCAATGAATGGATAGCCACATATGGCGATTATGTTTACATTCAGATTGTAGATGCAAAAGGATAAAGGCACAGAGAGAAAAACTCTACCATGCCTAAAGAACATTCATATTATATAGAACAAACGAGGGAAAATCAATTATGTATACAGAAAAATTTAAAAATAATAAGGTCGAAATAATGGGAAAAGTCACAAAATCACTTACATTCAGCCACGAACTTTGCGGAGAATCATTTTATGAATCGGAAATCACGGTATCTAGGTTAAGTGGTGTAGAAGACAAAATCCCAGTTCTTATATCTGACAGAATTATTGATATCGGCAAAGATTATACGGGAAAAACGGTATTCATTACAGGAGAGTTCCGCTCTTTCAATGCTGAAGGTGGAAAGTTGATATTAAATGTCTTCGTACACGAAATAGAAGTTTTTGATAATTTCGATGGTGGAGATTTAAACACAGTTGCTTTGAACGGATATCTTTGTAAAAAACCAACTTATAGAAAAACACCACTCGGCAGAGAAATTGCAGATGTTTTATTGGCAGTCAATCGGTCCTATGGAAAATCAGATTATATTCCATGTGTCTGCTGGGGAAGAAATGCTTTATTTGTAAGTAACTTTGAAGCCGGAGCGCACATTTATATGGAAGGAAGAATTCAGAGCCGCGTATACAAGAAAACATTATCAGACACAGAAATCGAAGAAAGAACGGCTTACGAGGTTTCTGTGGCGACAATCAGGGAGGAAATGTAAATGGGAAAGAAAAATTTGGATTACGTCTGTATTCCAAGGGATGAGTATGATGAACTGATCGAGTGCAGGATACATATAGACGCATTGTACAGATATATCACAAGTGAGCATACAACCAATATTAGATTGCGCGGATGCAAACAGGCAACTACAGACATGCAAACGGTCGAGCTTTTGAGCGGCTATAGGGAGAATGAAAGATACTTTGTAGGATTGGTGAAAGAATTTGAGAATGGGAGGAATGAAAAATGATTTTAAAATCATTACATCTTGAAAATTTCAAGGGTGCAAAGGATAAAATTTATAAGTTTGGAAAGACAACCAGAGTAAGTGGCATGAACCGGCTTGGAAAGACTACGATTGCGACAGCGTGGTTCTGGTTGCTAGCGGACAAGAACTATGAGCTGGTCAGTAATCCGAATATCCGCCCGGACGACGTGGAGGAGTGCGTACCTACGGTTACGGCAGTTTTGGATGTTGACGGTAAAGAAATCGCCATTGCCAAGATGCAGAAACGCAAGGTCGGTAAGCCGGACGCAAACGGGATCTCTAAGGTGACAATTACCAATACATACGAGATCAACAGCGTGCCTAAGACGGAGAGAGACTTTAGAGCTGATTTGGAAGAATTGGGCTTGTCTTTTGACAATTTCCTTGTATGCTCGCATCCGGATGTATTTACCAGGCAGAAACAGGCAGATATGCGGAAGGTATTGTTTAAGTTAGCATCTGCAAAGACAGATGTGGAGATTGCTGCAATGAGCAAAGATACAAAGGATGTTGCGAAACTACTTGAAGCCTACAAGTATGAAGAAATCGAAGCCATGAATAACGCTTCCAAAAAGAAGGCAGTTGAGCAGTTAGATGCAATTCCAAATCAGATTGTCGGATTAGAGAAAG